CTCTCGACGGCGGTGTACGCCGCGAGCATGGTCTTGTTGGCGACGTTGGAGAGGATGCCCGACAGCGAGATCGTCGAGAACCCGCCCGCGGCACGGATCTGCCGCTCCTGCTGCCGGAGCAGGTTGTTTGCCTCGAAGGCGGTCTGGATGAAGTTGTTGTCCACGCGGCGCATGCGTGCTGAGCCGCCCGCCGCTTCGATGGCGTAGGCCAGGGCGCTGTGGATGCCCGCGCCGAGAAGACTGCCCGACACGGCCGCGTTCATGGTGCGCTGGTCGTACCACTTGCCGACCGTCTCTTCTGGGATTCCCGCCGAGAGGCACAGCGCGGCTTCGATCGCGCGTCCTGCCTGGGCCGGCTCTGTGTCAGCGCGGACCCCGCCTGACGGAAGGGTCGGGCGGTCGGCGCGGAGTACCTCGAGCTCGGTCTTGGTCACGTCCCATCCCTCGGCGATGGCAGTGGCTTCGAGGTCCGCATGCTTCCCCCCGCCGACGGCGCAGACGCGCCGCACGTCGGCGATGCGTTTGCTCTCCGCGGCCGTCTCGGCCCGGATGCGGGCAATGTGTGGGGGGGCATCCGTGTTGCCGCCCGCTTCGGGATCTGTGTCCGTCTCGGACGCGGTTACAGCGGCCGCCTTCTGCTCGGCATCGAACATCGCCTGGAGACTGGCCTTCTGGGCGTCGCTGAGCGTCGCCGAATCAAAGCCCTTGGCCGCAAGCCACTGATCGAACGTCATGTCATCCTCCTTGATCGCTGCCGCCGCGACGCTCGCGGTCGTGTTGTCGTCTGCGCCGAGGGCCACGAAGCTCACCTCGCCCAGCACGCTGCGGCGGGCGATGTGAACCGGCCCCTCGAACTCGCGGCCGTTGGCGACCGCCTTCTTGCCCTTGGCGATGAACTCCATCCCGCCCGGCTGCGCCATCGCGCCCAGCGACGCCTGCCACGGGAACCCGTTGCGGCTGCTCTCGACGATCTCGCGGGCGACCGGTCCGGCCCCAGAGATGACGCCGGAGACCAGCAGTTGCGAACCTTCGATCCGCACCGCGTCGGTATGCCCGACGATCAGAGAGCGGTTGTGGTCCTTGAGGATCGGGCGGCTCTTCGTGCCTCCGCCCGCCACCTGGAGCCCGGCGAGATCGACGACCACCGGGTGCGGCCAGCCCGCGAGCATCATGGGGCCGCCGGTGTACGCCGTCATGGAGAATCGGCGGAGCGCCGGGGCGCTCGCGTCCCCGGCCGCGGACGGCGGGGCGGCCTCGATCCACCCATCGACGGGGGCGCAGAGGTTCAGCAGCCGTTCATTCGGCATGGTCGGTCTCCTCCCCGGCGGGCGTGGGCTGAAGCGGCTGCGCCTGCTCAGCGACAAGCCCGAGTTCCTTCATGAGCGCGACCTCCTTGGCCCGCTGACGGAGCTCGGATTCCCAGTCGCGGCCCTGCTTGGCGAACTCCGCCGCTAGGGTCGTGGTGTTCGAACTCAGCCGCGTCGCCTGCGCGGTGGCTTCCTTCGCGGGATCAACATGCTCGTTCCCATCCCAGAACCACTGGCGGGGCGGGGACTGGCCGGTAGCGATGAGCGTGCGCACGCGTAGCGGCAGAAGGTCGGTGACGAGCACCGCTTCACGCAGCCAGGCGTGCAGCAGACGGTCGAGCACCATGCATGCCAGGTGCTCCTGCTCGACGCGGATGCTCTTGAAGTACGTCTGGTGATCGAGCCGACCCGAGGCGTAGTTGTACCCCGAGGAGTTGCACGCCGCGACGTTGAAGGGCATGTTCAGGCAGCGCGCGATCTCGTTGAGGATCTCCCGCTTGAACTCGGCGTAGGTGGTCGCGGGCTGCTCGGCCTGCACCTGCGCCATCTTCCAGCCGCCGGGCATCGTCAGGAGCGAGCGGGCCTCGAGCTCGATGGCGTCCATCGGCTCGACGCTCTCGGCCTCACCATTGGCGGGGGCATCGGTGTAAAGGATGCCAGCGAAATCGGCGGCGGTCTCCGCCGCGCCAAGCACCGCCAGCGTGAAGCGGCGGAGCTGCGCGAACAGCGGCAGCGCAGGAGTGATGTCCGGGACGCCCCGGCTCTGCCCGGGACGATCGCTGCGGAAGTAGTGAATGACCGACTCGGCGGGGACGCGGTCGTACTCGAGCCCCAGGAACCCCGAACGCGTATCGCCCGGGTGCCCCTTGAGGATGTGGTACTCCGACGGGTTGCCCGCGTCGTCAAAGACGATGCCGTCCACGGCATTGTCATCCAGGGGCCAGAGGTCCGGGGTCGTGACCTGGTCGGCTTCGACAAGCCGGATGTCGAGCTTCACCGCCGTCGGCAGGCGCGGATTGCTCACGAGCACCCCAAACACCTCGCCGTCGGTGGCGCGCGCGGCCCGCATGGTGCGGAGCTTCTCGGGCAGCCCGACGGCCTTGGCCCACGCCATGAACGCCTGCTCGATCCGCTCGTTGCCGCCGTCATCATCGGTGAGCAGTTGCAGACGCGGGCCGGTGCCGACCACGTCGTTGGCGAGGGTCAGCACGATGCCCTTGGCGTAGGAGTTGTTCGCCGCCTCGTACCGGGCGCGGTTGCGGAGGGTTCGGCGAACCTCGGGCGAGGCCGCCGCGTCGGCGCTGAGGCCATCAGCGCCGGCCCAGTGCTTGCGGTTGTGATCGTTGGTAACGGCAGAGTCGAACCCGGCCCGGATCATGCGGCGGATGATGCCGCCCTTGGCCTGGGTGAGGGGCTTGGCGGGGGTCGGCTTGGATCGAAAGAGTCCCAGCATCATCCGCCCTCCGCGCCGGGGGGGATCAACCGCGTGAGTCGCAGGGCCTTGGCGGGCTTCTTCGCCGCCTGGGCGCTTGCGAGGAACTTCGCGGCCTCGATCTGATCCGGCAGCGAGTGCTGCTCGACAGACTGGCCGTCCACCGACGCCTTCGCGGGCTGCGCCGCGTAGTCACGGATCGCCTGTTCCAGATCAGGGGTGGGGGGCGTGGGGTCCGGCATGACGACTCCGAGCCGCGGCACCACGCCGCGTCTACGGGCCATCTACGCGAACCGCCTCGAAAGTGGCGAATAGAGCGCACAAGTCGGTCGATAGATCGACCTCACAGTTGCGATTCCCTCGTCATGGTCCATCGTCCGCAGTTGCGGCACTCGCGGCGACGCACCACGATGCCGCCGGGCCGGTGCTTCACGTACACAACTCGGAAGTGCTGGCACCCGCAGGACCGGCACACGAGACCGACCTTCTGGCCCTGCTGAGACGGAGGAGTACTTCGTGTCCTTGGCATCAGCGCCGCCCTCCCTGAAGCGCTGAGAGCTTCATGCGTGGCTTTGCCACGGCCCCCGTGTCCGTCCCGAACAGTACCGCTCCATGCATCGACGCCGCGACCGCCGTGCCCACGAGGCAGTCGAGCCAGTGGTTGTCGAGGCCATCGACGCGGAGTTTCCACTCATCGACCGTGCGGCCCCGCCCCTCGGTCCTCACGCGGTACTCGCTGGTCAGATGCTCCGACAGCAGCCGATGCGGCTCGGGCTTGCTGCCGAAGAGCGACAGGCAGCCGGGGTCGCCCATGGGCACCGCGAGGCGCGCGTGGGCGAACGACTTCCAGTAGTTCGTGTCGAAGACGACGTGCCTCACGGCGCGCTTTCCTGTCACCACGGGCACGCGCCAGTTCAGGCCGATCCGCTCGCCCCGTTTGCGCTTGTAGTCGGAGAACGGGATGCTCGACGCCCCGACGTACCGACCGTGGCTGGGCATCAGCACACCTGCGTGCGGACTCTGGCGGCAGAACTGATAGACCACGTCCGTGGACGAACCCCAGTTGGCGTCGATGAGGCAGCGGTCGATGCGCACCATCGCGCCGTCGTCGCGTCGCCATTCCCGGGCAACCGTCGCGGCGATCAGCCGCTCCAGACCGGCGTAGATCGCTCCCTCCACGCCGGCCCGGGGCGCAGCCGTCGCCAGCGTCCGCCGCAAGTCGCGCAGCGTGAAGTACGCCGCCTTCTGGTCCGGCTCTGTGCCGTAGTCGATCACGTACCCGGTGAAGTCGTCCTCCCACGCGGCCACGAGATAGAACAGCGCCTTGCCCTGCACGTCCACGAACATCGTCAGACGCGTGCAGCCCAGGGGCACCTGCCCGCGCTGGTGCCCGCTCACCTTCGCCGCGATCTGGTCGGCGCTGAGCAGGTCGTCCGACGCCTGCACCTCCGGCAGCGGCTCGTTCTGGTACTCCGCGAAGAACGCCGCCTCGTTCTGAAGCTTCAGGTTCATCGCGTGCTGGAGTGCCGACAGTTCGTCGTGGTTGAACCGCTCCGGCCACGCCGCAATCGCGCCCTCGTCCATCGCGGTCCGGTGCTGCTTGTAGAACTCCGTGGCCGCCTTCATCCCTCGGTCGTTCCGCAAGCCCTCGGCCCGCACCTCCGCGTACCGCTGCCACAGCGCCTCCCGCGCGGGGAAGGCGTAGATCATCTTCGTCCGCTCGCCCTGCCACTGTGGGTGCTTCTCGCGGTCGAGGATGCGGTCGGCCAGGTCGTCGGGGCGGACGACCGTCAGCGTCATCAGGCCGGCGATCTTCTTTCCCGGCCCCGCCAGGCCGAGGATCGCGCCGGCGAGGATGCGCTCGCGGTTGGCGCACTGCGAGGGTGACCGGGCGCTCTCGTCGGTCTGCGGATCGTCGATCAGCACGAGCGACGGGCGAACGCTGACGCCATCGACCCGCTTGTGCTTCATGCCGCGGATGCGGCCGGTGATGCCCGCGACGCGGATGATGGACCCCGATGCCGCCGAACCCGGGATGGTCGGCAGCACGATCTCGCGCGCGGTCCAGCCGATGTGCGTCTGCTTCCCCTGGTACAGCTGCCCCGAGGCCCGCTGGTGGATGCCCTCCAGCGACCGGATCGGGTGGCAGACCTCCGGGAAGTCGGCCCCGAGGATCTCGCTGTTCTCCAGCTCCGCCTTGATCGACTCAAGCATTCCCGCCGCGTGCTCTTCGTCGGAGCCGACGAGCGCCACGAACTCGCGGTGCCCGTACACGAGCGCCCAGAGGCAGGCGGTTTCGCACAGGCTCGTCTTGCCCGAGCCGCGCGGCATGGCCATCGCAAACAGCCCGCCCTCTAGCACCGCCTGCTCGATCTTGGCGATGACCTTCAGGTGGTCGTCCGACCACTTGAGGTGGAACGTCTGAGGGAAGTACGTCTCGCAGAAGAACCGGAAGTCACGTGCCGCCTTCTGCTTCCGCGCGGGGTCTGCCACCTCGGGCAGGTCGCCGATGTCGCGCCCGGAGAGCGAGAGCATGGCGTTGCGCTGCCGCGCCCGCTCCTTCATCGCCTCGTAACCCGTGAGCCCCTCGGGCGCGCGGGCCGCTTCCGCCAGCGCCTCATGCCGCGTCGCTACCAGCCACGCGACGTAGCGGAACAGATCGACCTTGCCCGCGCCCCCACGATCGCCATCCGCCGCGACGCGGAAACCCGCGCGCGTGCGGTGACGGTGGAGCTGCCGCTCGCTGATCACCTCGCCCAGCGGCGTGCTGTTCAGCAGCCGCGCGAGCTCGCCTGGCCTGAGTTGGCGCGGGTCAATCGCCACCACCACCTCCGGAAGCCGCCATCTCCTTCACGAGCCATGCGGCGTAGTGCACGAGGTTGATGGTGCCGTTCGCGTTCGTCGGCGCGCCGGCGTCGATGTCGGCGCGGAGCATCTCCTCGGTGACAGGCTTGCCCCCGAGGTGCGTCAGCACGCGGGCGGCGTCGGCCACCGACAGCGCGCCGGGGTTCAGCCGGGACATTCCCTGTCCGGCGGGGACGGCACCGGAACTAGGCGCGTGTTCGGGAGTCATCCCGGACCTCCCGGCGTGGCAACTCCCGCCCGGGCGGCCCCGTGTCGGCATGTTTGCCCACAACCGGCAGATTCTCGGCGAATCCTCGCCGAATCGCCTTGCTGTTCGCGCGATGTCACGGCTTCATGTGTCACAACGCGG